AGCCAAACCCAGAAGTCGCTTCGCTCCACCCACTCTCGAAGAGGTAAGAAAATATGTGAGAGAGAAAGGCTATAGCATCGACCCGGAGCAATTCTTCGACTACTACACGGCAAACGGCTGGTTTCAAGGCAAGGCGAAAATAAAAGACTGGAAGGCCTGCGTCAGGACATGGGTTAATCGCGACCAAGCTTTCTTAGCTGCCAAACCCAAGAAAGACCCATTCGCAGGAGCACTATGAACAAACTTGAAGGCGTAGATCTGATCGAATACCTGGAGCTCGTGGCTAAGCAGGAGTCCCAAAGCATCCGCCAGCTTTCCGATGCGGTTGACGGGATATGGCAGAGGATGCAGAACGGCCCGCAAACATTCGGCGATCCCATGCCCTGGGAGAAAACGCACAACAATTTTCGATTTAGACCTTCGGAGGTCACGCTCTGGGGTGGGGTGAACGGCCACGGTAAATCGCTAGTGCTGTCTCAGGTGAGTATCGCGCTCATGCAACAGAGCCCGATTTGCGTAGCGAGCCTGGAGATGACAATGCCTGCTCTAGGCGAGCGTCTGGTACGTCAAGCGGCCGGTGGACTGTGCGACATTACCGAGATGGGCCGGATCCTTGCAGCTACCGACGGCAGGTACTGGATCTACGATGAATGTGATTCGGTAGACCGCGAGCGGATCATTGGCATGGCCATCTACGCCATGAAAGAGCTCGGGTGTGGGCACGTGATCGTCGACAGCTTGGTGAAGTGCGGGATTGGCTCCGATGATTATTCAGGACAAGCCAAGTTCGTGGACAAACTCTGCTGGGTGGCGAAAACCTATGGCGGCCACATCCACCTTGTCCACCATTTACGCAAAGGCGGAAGCGAGAACGAAATACCGGACAAGGTCGCTGTAAAGGGAGCCGGCGAGATAACGGACCTCGTGGATAATCTGGTGCTTGTGTGGCGCAACAAGTCCAAGGAGGACGCTATGCAGGAGGGCGGGGACTACGTGGACGAAGATCCGGATTGCTTGCTGCTGGTGAAGAAACAACGGCACGGCGAGTGGGAGGGGAAGATTAAGTTGTGGTTCGACGCAAAGTCCCACCAGTTCAAGGCGAGCGGATTCCAGCCCGTCGAAAAACTGTTATGAGGCGGTTTCGTTGCATCGCAATAGACCCGCCCTGGGAATACCCTGAAGGGCTGCAAGGGCGGAAACTACCATACGAGACCATGCCAATCTCTCGGATTGCTGAGCTTCCAGTGCCATCGCTGTTGATGCGCGAGGGGTACGTGTTCTTGTGGACAACCAACCGACACCTGGAACAGGCGTTTTCGGTTGTGCGCAACTGGGGCTGTACGCCAAGACAAACGCTTACATGGTGCAAGCCACTGGCAGGGGTCGGCCTCGGCGGGATGTTTATGACTAACACAGAATTTATATTAGTAGGGCAAAACATCGGTGAGCGCAGCCATGCAAGGACGAAAAACACAAAAGGCCATAGAGTTGGAACAGCTTGGTTTAATTGGCCAGTGGCAGGTAACTCGGAGAAGCCGGAAGAATTTTATCGAATCGTGGAAAAGGTTTGCCTTGGGCCATACCTGGAAATGTTTGCCCGCGATCGTTCTCCTCTTTTCGGCACAAGGGAAGGCTGGGATGTTTGGGGCGACCAATGCAGGAGCACAATCGATCTACCATGTTGGTAACGAGACTAACTGCACACACCTATGCACAAACCAGCGGATTCCAGCCAATCGAAAAACTCTTATAACCAACGAGGAATAAAACCATGCCTTCTGTAAATACAGTGCTGTTGATCGGCCACCTGGGACAAGATCCTGAGCTTAGCCAGCTCCCGAGCGGCGATGCGGTCGCCAACTTTTCGCTTGCCACTACCGAGAAATGGAAGGCGAAGGACGGCACTCCGAAGGAGCTCACCGAGTGGAGCAGAATCGTGGTGTATGGAGCGTCTGCAGAGAAGTATGTGAGCGCCTATCTGAAAAAAGGCGACCTGTGTATGGTTCGGGGCAAGCTGAGGACGCGGTCCTGGGAGACCACTAGCGGCGAGAAAAGGTACTCGACGGAAATCATCGCAGACAGATTTGGGGGTGTGCAAGGGCTAGGAGGAGGCAAGGACCGCCATGAGAGGCATCCAGCGGCCCCACACGGTGCTGATGGGGGTCTGGCAGCACATGGGCAGGGGGCTGGTGCTCCGGCGGCTCATGGGCGCATAGACTTCGACGATAAACTGCCGTTCTGATCGGTGCCTAAGCTCAACTCACCCCAGCACGCCGGCTACCTGGCGGCGATCAAGCAGCGCAACCGCGCTACTTCGTCGAAGTGGGAGTCACAGTTCGCGCTCCACCTCCATGCCGACGGCATTCCGCCAGGCGCGCGCGAATTCCGCTTCTGTGCCGATGCTGTGGGCTGGCTGGATATGGACGCAAAGGAACGCCGGAAGATCCCGCTTCGTCGACTGCTAAGGCGGGCGGGGCTTCGAGACTTCCGCTTCGACTTTGCTTGGCCGGACAGAAAAATCGCAGTGGAGATCGACGGAGCCATCGCCAAGGGCGGACAGGGCGGACACACCTCCATCAAGGGCTACACCGACGACCGTCAAAAAGACTGCGAGGCGGCTGTCCTTGGGTGGACCGTGATTCGAGTCACGGGCCAGATGGTTAAAACCGGCTACGCAATCAATGTTTTATCGAGGTTATTCAAAAGGAGGCGGACAGCCGACTAAATATGCCAAAACCAAGAAGCCATTACAAAGACGATGAGTTCCTCCCGGACGCTAATCTGACTGTGATCTGCCTGCTGCAGGACGCCGAAGCGGCGCAGGATATCATCTACCAGGTGCGGTTCGCATGCTGCGGCCTGCTGACGCTCCAGACAAGGCACCAAATCCAACGCAGACTTTCCAAAGGACGGCAGGCACTACGGAAAAACGAGCTGATCCCCGCTTGCACTTCGTGCGTCAGGGGAAAACAGCGATCTGCTTCCCGCGCAGCGGCTAGGACGCGGGCCAGGTTGCAGAAAAAGATAAAACGCGGGAATTCTTTCTCCACGGCGGGAAAGCCGTGGGCTATCTGGATCAAGGCCATGCTTGTGATTGAGACAGAAGCGGTGCACCGGTGGGCTCAGAGGCGTGAGGACCGGGTGCTCAGCGGCGAACAGCCGACCTCCTAGGGGCGCGAGATGCCAAACATAGAGCTATTCAATGAAGACTGCATGATTGTTATGTCGAGGTATCCAGATAACTATTTTGACTTAGCGTGTGTCGATCCGCCTTATGGGATAGGTGGGAGCGGAAAATCTAACAAATCGCGTAGTAAATTAGCTGTTGCGAAAGACTACAAGCCATTTTCAGGCGGTGATTTAGACCCACCATCCATAGCGTATTTTTCTGAGCTGCAGCGGGTGAGTAATAACCAAATTGTGTGGGGCGCCAACCACTTTGTGGACAGAATAGCAAAAGGTTCGCCGTGCTGGCTCGTTTGGGACAAGGAAAACGGGGGGTCAGATTTTGCTGACTGCGAGTTAGCATGGTCAAGTTTCGCGACCGCTGTCCGCATCTTCCGTTTTAGGTGGAATGGTATGTGGCAAGGAAACATGAAGAAAAAAGAGTGGCGTATTCACCCCACACAAAAACCCGTCAAACTCTACACCTGGCTTCTGACAAACTACGCCGAACCCGGCCAGCGCATCCTGGACACCCACCTAGGCTCAGGATCTAGCGCGATAGCCGCCCACTACTTCGGCGCGGACTTCGTGGGCTGCGAGATCGACGAGGACTACTACCGGGCCGCCTGTGCCAGGTTCGACGCAGAGACCGCACAACAGGCGCTTGCCATCTAACCCTTCCCCTAGAGGGCCGCGAGGGCCGGGTGCTCAGAATGTTCCAGCTAAAAAATCGCGGCCCCGCTAAGAAAGTCGACTTCCTTAATCGAAATATCCCCGCTTGCCCGATCTGCGGCGAGCAACTGGTCCGCAGCACCCGGTACTACGAGCCGCCCTTCATCCCCACGCCAGACACCTGCCCCGAGCACGGGCTTCTGCGTCATCGCGCGTGATGTTCGGTGACGTGGTAGAATTCGGCCACATTTCCAAATGAGTCGAGACAATGCCGAGCGGTGGCCAGAACAAAATCATCCTGACCGATGAGCAGTACGTTCTCGTCGAGAAGTTTGCGGGTTACGGGCTGAACCAGGACAAGATCGCCGATGCGATAGGGATTTCTCTTGCAACGTTGAAACGCAATAAGACCGATAATGCAAAATTTGCTGAGCTGTACGCGCGTGGCAAAGCTAAGGCAGAGGGTAGTGTAGGTTCCTCTCTCTATAGGCGTGCTATAGACGGGGACGTAGGAGCCATCAAGTGGTGGGAACAGACGCGCGCGGGGCGCATGGAAAGATCCCGCCAGGACGTGACACAGGAGAGCACCCTCGTAGTCAAGGTCGTCCCGCACGCCGAATGACATGAGCGACATTCGATTAGAGATCGAAGTACGGCCCATCTTTATGCCGCTCTTCGCTCCGGATGTTGCGCGCTTCACAGTGGTTGTTGCCCACCGCCGAGCGGGTAAGACCGTCGCAGCCCTGCAGCGGCTCATTCACGCCGCCGCAGCTCCTTCTAAACCGAATTGCCGGTATTCCTACATTGCCCCGCTGCGAATGCAGTCGAAGGCCATTGCTTGGGATTATTTGAAAGCCTTTACTCGGGCGATCCCCGGCCTAAGCATCAATGAATCCGAGCTTCGGGTTGATTTTCCGACTGGCTCCCGCATCCAGCTATTTGGCTCCGATAATCCAGACGCCCTGAGAGGCGGCTACTGTGACGGGGTAATCCTCGACGAGGTAAGCCAGATGAGCCCAACCACTTGGGCTCATGTGGTTAGGCCGATGCTATCCGACCGGAAGGGCTGGGCGATGTTCATTGGCACGCCCGCCGGCAAGGGCGCGTTTTTCGAGCTGTGGGAAGAGGCAGAGCGCGCTCCGGGATGGGCGCGGTTTATGTTCAGGGCCAGCGATACCGGCCTAATCGATGATGAGGAGCTCCAAGCAGCCAGGCGCGAGATGAGTGAATCCGCCTACGCGCAGGAGTTCGATTGTTCTTTTACCGCGGCTATCCGCGGCGCGTACTACGGCGACATCCTGGAGCAGGGCGAGCGCGACGGCCGGGTCCTCGCGGTTGATTACGACCCGGCGGTCACGGTTACGACTGGCTGGGATATCGGAGTGAGCGACAGCACGGCGATATGGCTCATGATGCCGTACCGGGGCAATGCCTGGGCCGCTATCGACTACTACGAATCCTCGGGCGTAGGGATTGACTACTACGCCGCGTGGCTTCGGGAGCAGCCTTATAAGTATTTCAAGCACCTCGCGCCCCATGATGTGGCTAATCAGGACTGGAGCGCAGCGGGCGGCCTCAACCGCGTAGCCATCGCAGAGCAACACGGCATACGGTTCGAGCGGCAGCCACGGCCCAAGGACAGTCGAGAAGTCATGGATGGCATCCAGGCAGTGCGCAGCCTGCTTCCGCGTGTGTATTTCCATAGCGACGGCAGCGCCAGGGGCCAGCGCGTGAGCAGGGGCCGATTAGCCTTATCTTTGTACCGCGCAGACTACAATGATAAATTAGGCGCATTGAAGGCGAGCCCGGTGCATGACTGGTGCTCGCATGCGGCGGATGCTATGCGGACCTTCGCCACGACAGCAGAGGAAACAAAGCGTGCAGGATTATCGCGATCTAGCGGGCCAATCAATCGGTCACAACGCAGCGCCAGCGGATCCCGCGGCGGAGCCTTACCACCAAGGAGCGGAGGCCCAAGCATCAATGACAGACGCCGATCTACTAGCCGCTATTGACGAAGAGGTGACATTCGCCCTGGCACGGAACGACGAAGCCAGGGCGGAGAGGGAACTAGCGCTCAAGTATTTCAACGGAGAGCTTCCGCCGCCGCCGTGCGAGGAAGACCTTGACCAAGGAATGTCCTCCATCGTAAGCACCGACGTCCAGGATGCCGTTTTCGCGGTCTCGGCTGAAATACTGCCGGCTTTTTCTGGTCCCTCTCCCGTTGAATTCACGCCCTTCAACGAGGAAGACGAGGAGCGTGCCGAGCTTGAAACCCGAGCGGTCAACCACGTGGCCGGGAAAAGCGGCTCGTACATGGCGATAGGTGCCGCAGTGAAAGACATAATGCTGCACGGCGGGGGGGCCGTAAAAGTGGCATGGGAAACGCGCACAGCCGTCGAGTACGCTACATCCCAAGGGGTTCCGTTCGAGATGCTGCCCTACGTGCTGGAAGCGGCTCAGGGTGAGCAGATCGAAATCATCGAAGGGGAGGTGGACGAAGCGCAAGGTTCAGCTGTCCTGACATCCCGGCGCTACCGTGAGAGTTCCAAGCCCAGGCTTGATGCCGTCCCGCCGGAGGAACTCCTGGTTTCGGCTGATGCAGCTGGCGCGGATTTAGACAAGGTCCGGTTTAGAGCCCACCTGCGGCCCGTCTCCCGGTCCGAATTGATCGAGCTCGGCATTGACAGAGAGATGGTTGAGAGCCTATCAGCGACGTCTTCTTTCGAGCGGAGGCTTACCGACAAGACAACCTCTTTCCGCACGCTAGAGACCGGACACGAGAGCACGGATTTTATAGACATCTGTGAGAGCTACTACAATATCGACTATGACGGCGATGGCATTGCCGAGCTGCGCAAGGTGCTAACCGCCGGTGGCAGTAACGGCACCGATGAGCTTCTGAGTAACGAGCCATGGGACGAGCAGCCTTTCTGTGCGGGAGTGGGCTACCTTGGTACCTACGACTGGAAAGGGGTGAGTTTGTTCGACCGCCTTCGCGATATCCAGGACAGCAAGACCGACCTGATACGTGATATTAGAAATCAGACGAAGCGCACCATGAGGCAGACGTGGGGATTAGTGTTGGGCGATGCCAACGAGGACGATGCCCAGACGGCGCAGATGGGAGGTCATGTGCGTTGCCGGACTCCTGGGGGTGTATTCCCGATACCTGGCGACGACGTGCCCCAACAAGCTTTTCCGTTGGTTCAATATCTGGATCAGATGAGGAGCGACAAGGGAGGCGGGGCCGTAGATCAAGCGTCGAGCGCGCAGGCTATAGGGCAGGGTGGCGACTGGAGCATGGAGCGGATGATGTCCGCTATGGAACAGCTCAATGCCTACGTCGCAAAGAACATCTGCGAGACACTGGTTAAGTCGATGTGGCGGAAGCTGCACCGCCTGTTGAGGCAGTATCAGGAGGACCCAATCACCCTACCGGGCAGCACCGGATGGAGCGAGACAAGGGCCGCGGACTGGCCGATGCGCGAAGACCTGGAGATATCAACCGGGATGTCGACAGGTCAAAGGCGAGAGATGGCTGGGGCGCTTAGCGGCGTGGTCCAAATGCAGAGCACTGATGCAGAGCAAGGGTTAAACGGGATCCTTTTCGATTTGGATGCGCAATATCAAGCTCGCGTGGATCTGGCTCGATTAGCGGGCCTTGTAAATGCGGAGCAGTATTTCCTAAATCCAAAGTCCGAAGCTTCACAGCAAGCACAACAGGCTCAGCAACAGGCACAGCAACAACAGCAGGCTGAAGCGCAGCAACAGGCACAGCAATCCATGGAGTTCCAGCACAATCTCATGATGGGCATGGAGTCCATGAAGGCTGAGAGCCGTATCGCCATAGCGCAGATGCAGGAAGAGGGCAGCCAACAGCGTGCCGAGATGGATCAGATGATTAAGCTTTTCCAGAGCAAGATTGATTTGGCCGAACTCGAGCAGAAGCAGAACAAAGACGAAAGCCAGCTTGAAATCGATCGCCTCCAAGCCACCACCGGCGTGGTCACGGCCCTTCGCAGACCATGATAAGCGGCAAAGACATAGCAGAATCCGAGGTCTGGAAATCAGCTACAGCTGCGGTGAGAGCGCGGATACATGATGAGTTCGAGTATGCTATGCCAAGCGATGGCGGCGCGATTCTTGTGAACATGAGCTATCGGCTGCAGGCTTTAAACGAAATAAAGAACGAAGTCGAGCGAGAGTTAACATCCGGCTCGATCAACAAGCCAGCCCTCAAACGGGCTGATGCACGTCCCGCGAGATCGGGAAAATAGACAACTGGAGCATGAGTAATGCCTGACACACAACTTTCCGAGCGGTTGCATGCGAAACTGGACGCCATGGGAGCCCCTCCGCGTGAAACCGGTCACGATCCAGTCGAGAGGCTGGAAGATTCGCAAACCGCTGGTAGTGAGAACCTAGACCAGGGAGAAGCGATGTCGGGTCTTGACGACAGTGCTGGGGAGAACCCGGAAGGCGTTGTCGACACCGAGACCGAGACCGAGGTGGCGGAAACCAGTGGCGAGGTGGCAACTGATGGCAAGAGCCAGACGTTTAAACCTGCTGAGCTGGCGGAGGCTATCGGATGGGAAGCGAAAGATTTATACGATGACCTGATGGTGCCCGTGGGCAATGACGGGGAGACCCTGAGCCTGGGTGCAATAAAGGATCGAATGGATACCCTTTCCAATTCCGAAACCGAGGTAAATGAGGCGCGTAGAGAGCTGCAAGCCCGGTTCGAGCAGTTGCATGCACATCAGCAGCAGCTGACCGCCGGGTTCGCAGGAGTATCGGAAGAAGTCGGGAATGCGCAGCGAAAGCTTGTGGGTATTGAGGCCCAGTATAGCGCCCAACCCTGGGAACAGCTAGACGCCGAAAACCCCGGGCAGGCAGCCAATTTGCGTCAGAAATATTCTGCTGCGTACGGTGCTGCAGAGGCGGAGATGCAACAGGCACAGGCGCACCAGGCACAGGTCCAGACGCAAAGTTATCAGCAGATGGTCACCGCCGAGAACCAGCGGCTGGTTGGTCTGGTTCCTGAGTGGAAGGACATGAATCTGTTTCGGACAGAGGAGCCCCAGATTAGCGAGTATCTAATCTCGATGGGTTTCAGGCCCGATCAGCTGCAGGGCATGACGGCAGCGGCTCCGAGAGCAGTCGCCCGTGATGCGTGGCTGTATCGCCAGCACCTCAAGAAAGTGGCTTCGGCGAAGGGGCAGGTGAGAGCAGCCCCTAAGCCGGTGCTACGCCCTGGAGGTGGGCCTGGACGTAAGACTATCTCCGATAAACAAACCGATCAACTTGCTGCTCGCGCCCGTGAAACCGGGCGAGCATCCGATAGGCTGGCAGCCGCGCGCGCCATTGTAGGTACATCCCTTCACAGGTAATTTTTCCAATGGCTAGAGCACTTGATCTCGCCGCCGTTAAGTCTGGCGGTCTCGTTAGCGAGGATGTTATTCCTCGTCTTTTCAACATTTCACCCGTCGATCTCCCGATGATCGACAGCATCGGTAAGGGCAAAGCCCACAACATCAAAAAGGAGTTCACGGACAAGGTATTGGCGAAGCCGAGCTCCACCAATACGCTGTATGAGAACCAGAGCCTGGCGGCTGTGGACAACAGCAAGCACGGTCTGCGTTACGGCAATTACTGCCAGCAGATGGGTAAGGTGATTCGCACCTCCCAGCGTGGACGCGATGTCGAGCTGACTTACGATGACGACGAGTTCCTTTCCCAGCTGATGGATGCTGGCGAAGAGCTCCGCCTTGACGAGGAAGCAGCCGTAGTGTCGCGGAACGCCGCCCTGGCCGAGGACCCTGGCGTCGCCGGTGCTCTGATGGCCGGCGCTTGCGCATGGGCTATCCACGGGACACAGCGCGGTGTTGGCGGTGCCGACGCGGTGCTGTCCGACCCTGACGGCGGTATCCCAACGACTGTAGCAACCGCTGGTGCGGCCCGTGGGTTGACTCTGAGCATGTTCAAGCAGGCGTTGCGTATCGGCTGGGACGAAGGCGCGAAGTTCAACCAGGTCCACGGCATCGGCGAGATGATCGAGAACCTATCGGACTTCATGTTCGATAAGTCGGCCAGGGTTGCGACGATGCAGTCGGATGTTGCTCAGAGCAATCGCACTACTTCGGTAGAGGGCAACGGTGCCCGTGCTTCTGGTGTCACTGCTCAGGCAGCGGTATCAATCTTTGTGGGTTCTTTTGGCGTGATAGTGCTCGTACCGAATAGGCAGATGGAGGTTTATGACTCCACTGACGGCACTCCGGAAGATGTCTGCGACTTGCTGTTCGTCGACACTCGCTACCCGCTACTGTGTCGTCTGCATGCCTTCGACACCAAAACGTTGTCAGAAGACGGGTTGTACGATGCCGAGGTCCTCTTTGTGGATAGCACGTTCGTCCCGGCAGCGACCCACGCCGTGACTGTCATAGCGGATCTAGCGGCAGGCACTGCAACGGTTGCATAACCTTAACCCCCGCCCTCATGGACGAGGGCATTTCGCGAGGAAGAGAGCGTTATGCTCACACACGCCGGAGAGACCTTGACACAGGCAGAGTGGGCGAAAAGGGCGAATGTTTCATCCGCGCGCCTCTCGCAACGGCTCAAGAAAATGAGCCTGGCCGACGCGCTAGCGATCCCGCCGAGAGAGCCTCGCTACGGCCGAAAAAAACACACTGAGTCCACTTCCAAGCCACCTGCCGAGACCACCCCTATGGCCGACTCACCTAAGACCGAAGAGGCCCCTGTACAGCGTGCCGTGGACCTTCCGCGGGGGCCAGCGAAGGCGTCTCCCCTGCAGCCGGGCGCGAGGGTCCGTGTCTACCACAAGCGCAGAACTACGATGTTCCTGACAGACTGTAAACTTGGGCCTCATGAAGAGCGCGAGATTCTAGCCAGCGATTACGCAAAGCCTGCAATTGCAGCGCATCTGGTCAAGGTAGCCTGATGAAGCACACTTTTCGGGATGATGGCCAGGTGCGTAAGACGGTGCACCGCGATCCACACAATCCGACAAGCATCTATATCGAGACTGTCACCGACGATGCCGCAAGCCTACGCCGGAATAAGCAACGGCGAGACAGCGAGGCGTTGCGTGTTGGCGACGCCAATCCGATGGTGGATGGTGACGAGCTCACAGCCGCGTTTTCCTTCGGGACGATGATCGATTACGAGATTGCCAGGCGCAAATATCCGGACCTGTTCGCAGAGCTAGAGATGGGCGGTAAACACTCTGTGCATGCCGGCGAGAAATTAAGCTTGCTGTTGCCCCAATACTGCACGATGGTGAAGCGCGGAGACTCGAAACGATGAAATGCCCTAATTTCAATGGTCCGGTCCTGATGCGCAAGGGCGGTATGGTGGGTCCGGGATTTCAGAAATGGGGGCCAGGTGGCGTTTGCATCCACACGTCGGGAAGTGCGTTTGATGTGGGTGGGCCGCTATCTACTCCTCTGGAGTCTATTGCCTTCGATGCCCCCGACATCATCGAAATGGTGTTTAAGGCGTGTATCGAGGCAGATGTCGCGGTGTCGCCCTATGGCATAGAAGTGGAGATAAGCGGCGACGGCGGGCAGACGTGGACCCCTGCGGCGGTCTCTGCGGTTATAACAGAGCCCGTGGTGACGCTTACCCTTACCCCTGGCGCTGATCTCGGGGATGTCGCCCGCGTGACCTATACAGGGCCTGGCTTGGCGTATTGCGATACTGGCGAGCCAGTCCAGGATTCCACGGTATATGTAGACGCTCCTGCGGTTCTGACTCTCAATTGCGCCGGCCCTGTCTATCCGATTAACGCAGTGGCATTCAGTCACTTGCTGCGGGCTTCAGGCGGTTGGACTCCGTTCGTCTACTCGCAGGCGGTCCCAGACCTGCCAACAGGCCTTTCGCTTAACGGCGCGACCGGTGAGATCTCCGGGACGACAACGGTGGTCGGGATCACGTCTCACGACTTTATCGTGACCGACGATGAGTCGAATACGGCACCCTGCACGCTGGAAATGGAGGTAGTCGAGCCGCTGGAGATTACGCTAGCCGTTCTTCCCGACGCTCAGGTAGCCGGGTCGTATCTGGAGTCCATCACCTATACCGGTGGCAAGTCGCCGTATGTTTTTTCCATTGTCGCAGGCACTTTACCATCCGATTTCGTACTGCAGGAAGACGGGTCTATCGGGTCCGCGCTGGTTACCTCGCAACCCGGCGATTACGATTTCACTGTTGGGATAACGGACGAGTCAGGACAGTTGGACGAGCAGGCATACACGCTTACCGTCGAGATCGCGCTTGCGCTCAACTGTGCCGACATCCACCTGAATCATGCTTACGTCGGGGTGCCCTACTCGCAGTTCGCACAGGCGAACTACGGGACGCTCCCGTATGTCTTCAGCTTGGAGTCCGGGACATTGCCCGGCGATCTGACGTTGAATGCCTCTACCGGCGAGGTTGCCGGGTCTGATCCGGCAACGGTTTCGCAAAACGCCTTAACAATCCGCGTGACTGATGACGATTTGGACTACACCGAGTGTATTCCAACCTTGCAGGTCTGGGAGGTGCTGAACATCACCACAACGAGCTTGCCGGACGGCGTGCTCGATAGTGCTTATAGCGAACAGCTTGCAGCAACAGGTGGCGACACGCCGATTACCTGGACTCTGGTCAGCGGCACGTTGCCGCCTGGACTGTTGCTCAGCTCTTCCGGATTGATTTCGGGTACTTGCGGCTCGACGGAGGCTTCGTATAACTTCACTGCGCGGGCATCGAGTAACGACGGACAGACCGATGATCAGTTGCTGTCTATCGATGTAAGCGAGGTGGCGGAACTGGTCCTCATCCCCCTTGACGGTGACTTGTTCCCCGTGGACCCACAACTTGATCCTGCAGTGGAGTACACCTTCTCCCGCTCCAGCACCGCCACGGTCGTGGACCACGAGGGGCAAGTTTTGGATTGCCAGGTGGACGAGGCACGGTTCCAAGGTGCAAATCGGGTATTTGTACATGACGGTGCCGACCATGGGGCTGGTGTAGTTGGGGTGCAGTACGTGGATTATTACTACTCCCCGGCAGAGCGGACAACTGCGCTAACCCCTTCCGATGCAGGGGCTACTGACTATTTTGGTTATTCATGTGCCTTGTCTGCAGATGGCTCTGTACTCGCTGTTGGCGCTATTTACTGGGACGGGCCGGCTGGCGGGAATCAAGGAGCTGTCTATGTGTTCGATTGGAACGGCTCAGCCTGGGTAGAGCGGACCACCGCCCTCACACCCTCAGATGCAGGAGGTAGTGACTATTTTGGTCGTTCATGTGCCTTGTCTGCAGATGGCTCTGTACTCGCTGTTGGCGCTGATACGTGGGACGGTGCGGGTGGTGCGAAACAAGGAGCTGTCTATGTGTTCGATTGGAACGGCTCAGCATGGATAGAAAGAGCGACTGTCATTACCACTTCTGATGCAGAAGCCAACGACCAGTTTGGTATATCCTGCGCCTTATCTACGGACGGCTCTGTACTCGCGGCCGGCGCTCTTAACTGGGACGGGCCGGCTGGTGCGGATCAAGGAGCTGTTTATGTGTTCGATTGGAACGGCTCAGCCTGGGTAGAGAGAACAACTGCCCTTACAGCCTCAGATGCAGGAGCTAGTGACGCGTTTGGTCGTTCATGCGCCTTATCTGCGGACGGTTCTGTGCTCGCATCCGGCGCTGATGCGTGGGACGGGCCGGCTGGCGGGAATCAAGGAGCTGTCTATGTGTTCGATTGGAGCGGTTCGGTATGGGTGGAAAGAACAACTGCGCTAACGCCATCCGATGCGGGATCCGACGACCGACTTAGTGTGTCCTGCGCCTTATCTGCGGATGGTTCTGTGCTGGCTGTTGGCGCTAATCTCTGGGACGGTGCGGCTGGTGGAGCTCAAGGGACTGCTTATATATTCGATTGGAACGGCTCAGCATGGGTGGAAAGACCAACTGCCCTTATCCCTTCCGATGCAAAAGCCAACGACCAGTTTGGTATATCCTGCGCCTTATCTACGGACGGTTCTGTGCTGGCTGTTGGCGCTAATCTCTGGGACGGTGCGGCTGGCGCGGATCAAGGAGCTGTTTATGTGTTCGATGATGTCTCGTTATCACACACTATTTCTGATGGCATTCTGTATCTGGACGAAGCTGCTGCGACGAATTTGTTTCTAAATTCCGATGCCCCGGTTACCCAAACGATTACAACGCCTGCGGGCAATCACGTTTGTTGGATGACAGGAACTGGAAGCATTACGCTATCCGGTGGATTGAGCGGTGTCGTTACCGCTGGCAGTCCCGTGACCGGAGACCCTGCTGGTGTAAATGTTGTGTGCACTTTAGCGGACGAGGTATTGACGGCGCAGTTTGCAACAGGGGTGGCCCCCACATCCTACATTCCCACCGCTGGCGCGGCAGTCACTCGCGATGCCGATGCCCTGAGCTACTCCAATGTCCCGACTCCGAACGAGACGCGGATTGTTGTTGACGATGCGAATTCCGATACTGACGACTGGGACGGCGTTGTCGACGAGGAAGGGTTGCTCGCAAACATTGCTGTCTACGGACCCGGAGGTCGCCCATGAAACTACAGATGCTCTGTACCGTTCCGGAAGGCGCGCAAGTCCCACCGAACAGGCCGTTCTCTATTCCGCCGTCCGGCACTATGCCGGGGACGATTACCGCGAATGGCAAGATTGCGCTGCACGTCGGCACCTCGGAAACCTTCGAGGAGTTCGAGGCGAACCTGCCCCCGGCCTGGAAGATCATCGCCGCCCAGGCGTTTACCTTGACTTACGACTATGACGAGGAGGACGGCAGCATCATCGGCGGGCCGCACGGCGTAGAGGTCCCGGTGCCGCATAGCTTCGTCACCTACCTCCCTGATCACGTCGAGTACGACGAGGAGGGGAACGAGACCAGCAGTACTCCTGCGCAGCCTGGAGAGTTGATGCACACCTTCGCGGGAGCGGACCAGTGGGTGTGGGCAGATGTCGGCGCGAGGCGGAAGAGAAAGCGGATGTTTTGAAAGCGAGGCGGGGTGTCCTTTCTGCGGCCCCTGAGCTCCGCCTCGAAGTTGAACCCCCGAAAGGGGTGGGGCCGCACCCATGATACGAGGTAATTGAAGATGCCAGAACAAGATACGATTTCCAAATCCGATAGCCCCGAGATTGTCCAGGAGCAAAGTGAGGTTGTAGCGGCCTCCAATTTGAAAGTTACGGGCGAAGGCCCCGCTTTCTACGGAAATCTGGCTTACGGTAACGCTATCGCCAACCAGCAGATGGCTCAGCAGAATGCGCTAGCCCATCAGCAAGCCATGAACAACCTGGCCGCAGCTGTGATCGGTAAGGTTACGGAGATGGTGATTCATACCTCTCCGAGTGAAGGAGCCATTGACATGGCGACCATTGGTCAGCTGGCTAAGCTGCTACAGCTGACGCCGCCACAAGCGTAAGCCATGCCTGAGCCTGCCCCGCCGCCGAAAGACTATGCCACGCCGCAGGATCGGCTGGCGGGGCAGGATTGGTCTGGAGTTGCCAAGACCGGCCTGGCGAGCATGGCCCCGGCGGACAAAGGATGGGTGCTGGCGGTGGTGATCATCATCGCGATCTTGCAGGGAGGGGACTACTTCTCCAGCGCCAGAATGGCGGATCGCATGGAATCAAGTATGACCGCGATGAGGGACTATTTGGAGCTGGTCGAGAAGGACAGGGCTCAGGGGGCGCTATCGAGAACCCAAGAGCGCCAGGAGCTGCTCCGCATCATCGAGACCCTGACGGCTACGGTGTCCAGGCAGGCGAACAGGGCCGGGCGGGCGCTGACGTCACAGCAGGCGGTAGATCAGCTAATCGGAGGAGCGGTGCTGCAGAAAGAATCGCTCGCCAATCCTCCTCTTTCCACAATAAACGAGGCAACCCATGAATAAACTATTACTTTCTTTTCTACTGCTTCCCGCACTTTGCTGGGGAGACACAAACTATTACCTGGATCGCGTGGTCTACGAGGCCTGCAACGATGCAGGCTGCAGGGTGGTAGACACGCAGAATGTGGAAGGCTTTGCCGTGGTGGAGGACGCCGGAGCGTTTACCCCCATCGAGGCAATCGATGCGGAGGCGAAAGCCTGTCCCGCCGAGTGTAACCTTGACGGCACGCCGGACTTCTTCGCCAGCCCGGTGCCAGACTGCACCTGCATGAACCCGGTCGACGCCTACATCATCGCGACAAGCTATGAGCGCGGCGGGCAAATCTACCAGTTCGACTACGCTATTACTCTCCACGTGTTGCGTCGCGGCAGCGTCGCTACTGAGTCTTCCGACCCTGCTTTTATTGTGCGGCTGGAGGGCGGTGAGACACTTCTGTACAGGGAGGTCGAGCTGGATGAAGCGACAGATTGAGCAATTTCTATTGCTCAGCGTGCGGAGCGCTGATTTCGGACAGCCCGCGAGGCTATATCTCAGGGTGCCCTCATTATCCGCTGGAAGGACGTAAGCGCGTACATTGCTCGCCAAGTGAGCAAATACGGCAGATCATGGATCAGGATGACGATGGCAACCAGATAGACGAAGACGAGGCAAGCGAAGATGAAGATCGAATTGAAACCTGAAGAGCGCACGCGCTGCGAGGTGTATTCCAGGGTTATGGGGTATCATCGCCCTGTGGACCAGTGGAACATTGGCAAGCAACAAGAGCACAAGGAACGACAGCATTTCGAGGAGGCGCGCAATGGCTGAAAGCCACCAACCGGAAGCAGTAGAGCGTTTCGACACTGCATCATTTTTCAACGTGGTCCGTGCCGAGCTGTTCGGCGGGTCCATGACACAGCAGCAGGTGGATGGGTGCCTGCTGATTGGTACGTCCTGCAATCAGTGGGAGCTCGCCCCGCTGTTACAGCAGGCGGCCTATGTGCTGGCTACCGTCTTTCATGAGACTGCACAGACTATGCAGCCCATCGAGGAATACTACGGGTCGACGCTTCGCTATGCCCCGTGGTACGGCAGAGGGCACGTGATGATCACCTGGGAGGATAATTACATCCGCCAGGAGAATAAATTGGGCGGGATGGACTACATTCTTGAGAACGATATCCCTTATCAGGTGCACCAAAACAAGGAGCTTGCACTACACCCACTTACAAGCTCGATTATCTGTGTCCTTGGTATGAGGGACGGCGATTTTACAGGCAAGTGTCTGGACGATTACATCAACGCCAGCAATATCGACTATCGCAACGCCCGGCGGATCGTAAACGGCACGGACAAAATGGACCTGATCGCTGGCTACGCCAAGACGTTCGAGAAGGCGCTACGGGCCGGAGCCGGCGAAACCGTTCCGCGCTTAACAGTGGGCGTGAACTATAACCCGCGCTGTGCGGATGTGGGCGAATGTCAGCACATGCTCAACATCATCGACGAGGAGTACGGTCTGGACCCTGACTGCATCTTTGGCCCGGCCACGGAAAGCGCTGTGAAGGACTTCCAGAATATGATGAGTCTGGTGGACGATGGAATTGTCGGCCCGGACACGTGGAAGGAGCTGGAAGAGCAGAAAGGCCTAGCCTAGGAGGTTCAACTTGGACTATTCAAGCTTGAAGGCCGCGATTATCGACTACCCGGATCTGAAGGGCGAGGCCGATGTGGAGGCCAACATCAACCTAATCGTCACCCTGGCCGAGGCGCGAATCGCGCGGATCGCGCACCTGGCGGGCAGTCTGAAGACGCAAGCCGTCACAGCCGGGCAGTCGTCGCATCAATTTCCGCCCCGCTGCGTTGAGGTGGATCGGATCACGGTGTTGGACGGCCGCAAGTTCGTGTTCCGCCCTGCGACCGAGGTCGTGCTCGCGCAGAACGCGACGGCAGGGTGCGCGAAGGGCTGTATCTGGGGTATCGATGGCCGGACGCTAGTCTTCAGTCCGGACGTCGGCGACTTCATCCTCCACTACTACGCCAGGGAGGAACAACTTTCCGTCACCGGCACAAACTGGTTGATCGAAGAGGCCCCCGACCTATACCTCTATGCTGGTCTTGCCGAAGCGGCCCGCTTCTCGAAAGAAGCTGAGCAAGAAATGGGACGCTATGAGTCCGCGTTCGGCGGCATAGTGACCGCCCTCAAGCAGCAGGACGCGGAAGCCGCAGTCGCCCGCAGCGCCCCTCTGCGGAGAAAGTGACATGCCTAAAAAGATGGAGCGACGACTGAAGAGGGAGGCTAAGAAAAAAGGCTTTTCTCCGGCTCGCACAAGGGCTTATGTCTATGGGACCATGCAAGATAAGGGCTGGAGGCCTAAGCCCAAGACTAGAGCCTCCCGCCGGAAGCGTTAGATCATGAATTTTTAATAGGAGACAAATTTATGTCAAGTCCTCCCACCATGACCTCGATTCCCCAAATGGATCCAGGGCGTCCATTGAAATCCGTAAACGCTGGCTTCGGTAACGAGTGGTTGATGGAGATCCAACGCGCCCTAACCACGCAATTCGCCTCTATTGGCGAGTCGGTGGTAATCGTCTCGGCTGAGGAGCTCAATGCTCTCAAGGACGCCGCCGCCGACAAGACCATCGAAGAGCGGCTAACCTCTCTCGAATCAAGCGGATTTAACTACGCACTACCGGCTGAGGCCTTAGACTTAGCTGATCCTTGGTGGAATGCGGGCAACGATGTTGTCCTTTACTCGTCCTACTTTATCACTACCACGAGGGCGGCGGTTTCGAATGCGCCTTTTCCCTGGGGCTCAAGCATAACGCCGGGTGACGAGCAGAACGCCACATTACTGCTGGCTAAGCGCAGCTTTTCCGATTCTGACGACCCTGCTATAGATGAGGTTTGGATTCAGGACATTGTGACGGGACAGATCCGGCATTGCTACAGGGCGACGGACCGACGCAGTGCAATGACCAACAAGTCGTGGTACGCGATGGAGCAAACCAGCACATCTACCGCGGAAGGGACTAGCGGTAACGCGATTGAAACCAGTGTTTGCGGGACGATCGCGCAGCTATGCCCCTAATCCGCATTGAAGACTTCGGGAGTTCGGCTTTAAACGTCGATGTGCAGCCTACTCTTTTGAAACCAGGGGAGTGGTCGGCCATGACAAACATTGATGTCGAGTCCGGGGACATTCGTTCCGCCTGGGGTGAGTCCATTGTCGAAGCCTCGCCGCCTTGCGAGCCGCTCTACCAATATCGATTTGAAGGGCTAACTTCGTCCTGGCTCATCATCTCCGATGGAGTCGGTGTCTTCGCGTCGGACGGAAAGTCGTGGCAAGACATTACGCCCGTTGCTCTGGCGGGGATAGGGACTACATGGCAAGACTTTCACGACGAAGCAACCACTTGGTCCGCGCTGGAAGCTTCCAATGTTACCTGGGGTCAACTGGAGGAATCGGAGACGGATCCGGTGCCGTTCGCTGGCCGCGTCTCGTTTTCGACCTTCTTGGGGATCCTGGTAGTAACGCCGGATCAGGGTGCGCCGTCTTACTGGCCTTCCGAGGACGGGCGTATGGCCCCGCTGCCTGGATGGGACATTAACAACTGGACAGCTAGCCAGGTGATTGGCTACGCCAATTTTTTAGTGGCCCTTGAGTTTGACGATGGCACGATCATCGGCCCTCAGTTTCGGGTAGCCTGGTCGGATGCTGCGGCCGAAGGAGAAATTCCGCAGTCGTGGGATTTCGCCGATGTCACAGCGCTGGCTGGGTCTGTACAGCTGCGCGATACGGAAGGCAAGCTGACCGTTGCGGAATTGCTGCGGAATGATCTAATCATCTACAAAGCCGATTCGATCTACAGGATGTTCTTGCGCAACGACACCTCCGTTATGGGCTTCGAGCGTGTGATTTCCGATCACGGCTGTGATTCGTGGCGCGGAGTGGCGCGGATGGGAGCCGTTCACTTCTTTGCCGATGCTGGTGATATTCGGATCTACGACGGCCAGAATACGCAATCGATAACGACACGCCGCATTAAGGAGCGGCTTGCGGTTGCCATCGACAACGAAAGCCGGGATATGACTGCCGTTGTGCCTCACCCGGATCGAGAGCAGGTATGGGTCGGCGTTGTGCCGGCAGGCAGCGACACTTTCGACAACGTGCTTATTTTCAGCTTGGAGCACAACAGCTGGACGCCCAAGAAATATCCGGGCCTCGTGTCCATGTGTATGGGACACCTGTCAGTGAGCGGAGGCAGCGGCCGGACCTGGCAGGATCTTCACGACGAAGGTATCACTTGGGCGATGTGGGATGAAACCTGGGGATCGTCTTTCTACAATCCCTCGGAACGTGGCATCACTATGGCCACTGCCACGACGATTTTCCAGACCGACAAGAGCAACACCGATTTTGAAGGCAACGCGAAGTATTGCGTAGCAGAGCGCCAGGGATTTCTGCTAGCCGACATGCCGCAGCGCGTGACAGTGAGGCAGGTCTTCCCGGAGATGCAGGGCGACGCGGTGGTCCAAATCCAGGTGGGGGCAGTCTGGACTCCCGGCGAAACGGTACGTTGGACAGCGCCGCAGGACTTCCGCGTGGGCGTCGACCGCAAGCTTAACGTTCGGGTCACCGGGCAGCCTACGGCGCTGCGTATCGTCTCACAACAGGATGCCTCATGGAGGCTAGGAGCCGTTTCGCTCGCATTCTCTGAAGCGGGGCGTCGCTAATGCCTGCCTTCACCGGCCAAGACGAGTTCCGACACAAGGAGCTGCCCGCGCTTGGCGGCGAGCTGCGACGCCAGGTGCAGGACGAATTCCGTCATGTGGAGATGGCCCTGTATAGCGTCTCGACCCAGATCAACGACCTCGACGAATGGACGGAGACGCACGAGAGCGCTTACAACCCGCACGGTAAGGTCACCTGGAAAGGGGCATGGACCCCAGGCACTTACGAGCTATACGACTTCTCTACGGACGGGGCTTATGCGGGCGTAGCAAACAAGCAGACGACTGACCGGCTCGCGCCGCAGGATGCGGGTAGCGCGTTTTTTGTCTACAGCGGCACCGACCCGACCAGCACTATCTCGGCCAAGCAGCTCGTGGTCGGTCAACGCTACACCTGGGAGCAGGCTAACAAGCTCAATGGGCTGAGACTTTACACGACCGCAGGCAACACGTACCGCGTTTACAGCGTAAGCGATCCGCTGGGCGTGCCAATCCTTAACGAGCTGGTTTCGCCCTTCATAGCGGACACGACTGAGTGGCTGCCGCTGGCTATCGATCCCATCATTGTTGCCGCCGGGTCGGTCTTTGATCTCTATGCCGCAATCGAGCAGCCGGCGGTAACTCCCACCGCCTGGACGGCTAACTACGATTACGACACGCCGAACAATCCCGGCGCACCCCCGTCAGGTGTTTGCCAGCACGCCAACAACGATCTGGGACAGCTGCATTTCCATAAAACGGACGACGATGGGACCGACCGCGGCGTAGCCCTCCTGGCCCTCACTCCGGGCGACGTGATCGAAGCGTTGGGGCTACGCTGGGCGATTCAGACCGACCCAGTCGATAACGGGACCTATGTCACGATTGCCGCCGCTCCTGCCGGGCAGGCCAGTCCAGACGGCGTGACACAGTTTAGTTTCGAGACCGTCATGGCTACGCCCATAACGGTCATCCTCGATTCCAATTATTGGCTCGGCGAGGCCCGCGCCTCCGGGCGTTACCAGATCGACGGCGGAGCATGGGTCGACACAGAGGATCAGTACAACGTCGACATCAATGTCCAACCCGTCACGATTTCGGACGACTGGGACTTGCTTCCGACTGGAGGGGGCGGCGGGGGCGGCGGAGAGCCCGGCCCGCCGGGGACGACACTTCACGGGGAACTCACCGACACGGACACCGACGGACATCCGGCCTCTGTTATCACCGATCTCGATGCAGCTATCGATGCTCGAATTGCTAACGCGCTTAACGACCAATACCCTATCGACTCCATTGTCTATCGACACGATACCGTCAACCCCGGGACCTACCTTCCTGGCGTTTGGGCCTCGGTTGGTGCCGGCCGTTTTGTCGTGGGTACAGGCTTGCTGGATTCGACCACGTATTTAGCCGGAACAACCGGCGGAGATCTCAATCGGCGGGTTTTCCTGACCGAGGCCCAGGGGCCTACTCATAATCATGGGCCGACAGTGGCTAATACCTTTGTCGTTTATGACGGGGAGGGTGGACAGCTCTTGCCTACTGGAGACGGCGGGACCGCAAATACACGCGCCAGCGCAAGTACAACAGCAAACGCCGGCGACGGGGATGCTCACGAAAATCGGCCACCGTGGTTGGTATTGACGGTTTGGCGGAGGACGAGCTGATACTATGAATATTCCAAAAAAAAGCGGAGATAAAAGATGGTTGAGCTGAAGACTAGATCAACTAAGTGTGAACGCTACGAAGCTGGCGATGGTCACCTATGCGGGATCGCTCCTGTGATAATCGCGGCCGCCATTGGTGCTGGAGCCAGTTATCTCTCGTCTCGAAATCAGGCGAAGGGCCAGGCGGATGCTAACGACGACAATGCCGCAATGTATGACGCGTATCTTGACGCCAACAAGAATGCGGGAATGCCCATATGGTCTGACGAACAACAACCTTATGTCTTCGGCGACCGGGTCTACAACCCAATCATGCCGGAGGTGAACCCCGACGCGCAAGCCTGGGGTTACACCGCCGCAGGAGGCGGAGTGCCGGGAGTTCCTCGGCTGGAAGGCCCGATGTCCCTGTCACAAATACGCGGGCAGCTGCCAGGCGGTAACAACGGACAGTTCGGCCAGGATATCCAGAACCTCCTTGGGTTTGGACGCACTGCACCTCCCCCTTTGTTTCTGGATCCGACTACCGGAAAGCCGGGACTGATGAACAACCGAAACCCGATGGCAAACGCCAATCCGCCACCCGCGGCGATCGGCCCACAAGGACCGCCACAAGGTGGGCCTGATCCCAGGATGGGGCACAGAGGTGACTTCGGTTTCTCCGATCCATACGAATTTGCGAGACGACAGGAATACGCGGCACGGCAGTCGAATCCTTACGGCGGCATGGGCTAAAAGGCTTCTTGTCGCCGAAACAACGAAATTCAGCAAGCGAGCAAAACATCATGGCAAACCCTCCTCCTTACGGCCTCGGTCCTTCCTCATCCGCACAGCTCGACCGCCCCTACCCAGGCAGCAATCCGTATGCACCGGCGGGCATTACAGATATGACGAGGCAGGGGTGGGCTAGCCAGCTTGAAGGCGTCGCAGGCCAGCAGGCCGCAGCCCAGAAGTATGCTAACCAGCTCGGTGGCTTCAATGCCACTAGCAGCGGTGGCGGTAGCGTCAGTGCTGGCCCTGACTTTGTAGCGCAGCAATTCCAAATGCCTGGGATGGACTGGCTTAATACCAGTCTGCCAAATATTGGTTTCCAGGGTTCACGCGAGCAGATAGCAAAAACGCTAGGGCAATACGGTACAGGTTTGTCGGCGGCTGAGCTGAATCAGATCGGGGCTAGCTTTGATCCTTGGAACCCAAAGCTTCGCTCTGAAATTGCTGCAGCAAATACGCAGCTGGGCGACCAGTTTCGCGAGTACACCATGCCGGGCCTGAACCGCTCGCTTGCCGGGTCCGGTCCGGGAGCCTACGGCGGCACACGCGCCGGCATTGCGCAGGGACTCGCTACTCAAGGGGCGATGGATGCCATCCAGAAGAACACCACCGACATGACCAGCAGGGGCTATGAGGCAGGTCTGGGTCGATACGTTGCAGATCGAGGGACGACCATCCAGGGCTTGCTGCAGGGGCGTGAGCTGGGCGGCAGACTTGGAATGCAGGGTGCAGGCATGCTAAGCGACCAGCAAATAGCGCGGCTACGGGAAGCCTCTGGCCTACAACAAGCCGGGTTCCAAACACGCGGTGCGTTGGAACAGGCGTTGATGGGCACGAATGCCGGGATGCTCAATGAAGCGATGGGGGCGAACGCTCGGACACGGGCGGCGGCCATTAGTGGCAACGCGGGTATCGCTTCCGCCGGCCTTGCCGCGTCGGCGCAAAACAACCGGACAAATATGATGGCACAACAAGCCGCTGCGCAGCTGGGTATGGACGCTGCAGGGTACGGCACGGAGATGGGCGACCGGATGGAGCGTTTTGGCGGAGTGGAGCAGAGGAATAATCAATACGTACAGGATTGGTATAACCAGGGTTACGGGCATGCGTCAGACTATCCCGGCGAGCAGCTGGACGCCTACGGAAGGCGTATCGACAATATAACGCGCCCAGGCAATCAGGGCGGGGTAGCGCCTCCGGGTGGTGCCTCCCAGCAGATGCCTGCTGGGGGCGATCCTTGGAGCGCAGCAGCGAGGGGTGGGGCAGCAGGGGCAGGGCTATACAACGACTGGCAGCGCAGCCAAGGCAACCCTTACGGCTACGGCGGTGGTGGTGGCGGCGGCTACGGTGGCTACGGGTCTGGACCCGTTCCTGGGGACGCCTATGGACCGGCCTATGGCCCTGGTCCGACTTATTACTAAGCAAGGGGACAGGTTCAAACGGGAGACCATAGTATGAGCGTATCTCGACAAGCGCTTTTGGATTATATTGGCAATATTGAGTCAGGCGGCAACTATAACGCTATCTATGGCAATGCAGGCAGCAGCCAAGACCTATCTCAGATGAGTCTAAATGAGGTATTACGGCTGCAAAAGGAGCATGGCAGCAATACTGGCTCTAGTGCTATCGGCAAATACCAGATTATTCAAAACACATTGCGGGGATTGATGCGGGAAAATGGTATTCCCGCTAGCGAAAAGTTCACTCCTGAGCTACAAGAATTTTTGGGTGCCAAGTTGCTAGAGGGCAGAGGGTATAAAGAATTTGCGGGAGGCACGCTGTCTCCTGAGAATTTCCAGAACAATCTAGCTAAGGAATGGGCTGCAGTACCTACTACCAGCGGAAGATCGCACTACGCTGGGGACAAAATGGGGAATAAAGCAGGAGTCACATCTTTCCAATTTTCGGACGCATTACAAGGTGCTCTGCCTGGTGAGAGAGTAACCGCCCCCGGTTCTGAAGGTTTTCCCACGACTCATCAAGCGCCTGGATTTGAAGGGCCGGCTGGGTCTGTACAAGATGTCGTAGCAGCGCGCATGCAGCAAATGATGCAGCCTCAACCGCTGACTACCGCTCAGGCTCTGGAGCGAGGGCTAACACGGTTTGCCAACGCCTTCAGCAATACGAACACCCCGCTACCTCATGCGCCGCCGCCGGCGATGACGCCTTATCAGCAGCTGACGGCGGAGGCGAACCTTCACACGCTGGAGCTCAATCGCAGGGAGAGGCAGCGCGAAAGCCAGCAGCAGGCGCGGCAGAACGCCTACAGAGAGAGCCAAGCGAAACAGGCGGACCTCGCTGGCGATTTTGAGAAAGCGAGTTACTTGCGCGCCGGCATGGGTAGAGAGGAGGAGGAGTTGTTGCCCGCGTCCATGCAAGCGCCTCCTGAACTTCACAAGGCGGGCGACCAGTTCTACACCTGGGAGGGGGGGAGGAACGGCGGGCTTGTCCCAGCTCCGGGTTTTCCTGAGCAGGTAGTAGATCCGAACGAATTGACCGCTACGCAAAAGGCAAGGGCGAACATAGAGCATCAGATAATGGGCCGGTGGAATCAAGAGTCTGGTGGCGTGCGGGAAGCGCTTACCAGATGGGATTCGGTTAGAGAGTTTAATCCGAAGACAATGGAGGGGGCGGAAGACCTGACCCTGGCCATTGCTTTCAACAAAATGCTTAGCCCGAACTCTTCTGTCATGGGTGGCGAGGTAACAACAACGCAGGAAGCTGGCGACAAGCTGGTTGCTCTTCCTTTGTGGATGCGTACCGCACTGAAAGAAGGGCAAATGCTCACCACGAAACAGCGCGAGAATATTCTAGGCCGGATGGACAAGCTAGCGCGTAGCCGCTATGAGTCGTTGGCAGACATCAGGTCTAGATATGAAGAGCAGTTTGGGGTCTACGGCATTGAGCCAAGAATTTATCTAGGTGACGCCAGCCCCTACGGGGAGCGCACCTTATATCCTGATGAGGCGGTTACCCCTTCACCCACTCCAGGGACTGAATTAGGCGGAGGCTTTACTATATCCTCTCAGTCAGGAGGCTTCTGAATGAGCACGTTTACGGTTGTAGGAACAAACGGGGTGCCTGTACAAGTGGATGGCCCGGCAGGCAGCACGCAAGAACAGGCGCAAGCGGCTTTTGATCAATATCAACGCCAGCAATGGTCGAACTTGGACCAGCAACAAAAGCTGCAAGGATATGACCCTCGCAAGCGCATTCTGGAAGACACCTTCAACGAGTCCAATCCGGTCGAACAGTTTGGAATCGGACTGGCGAACAGCGGGCTCGAAACCTGGGAAGGGGCCAAGCAATTGCTTGGGCTGGAAGGCCCGGAAACCGAGGAACGTTTGCGCGTGGCACGTGATACGCCAACGAGCATTCCCGGTATGGCTGGATATCTGACTGGAGAGGTTGCGCAGGTTGCTGGCCCTGCCGGAGTATTGGCGAAAGCGTCCAAAGCTCCGGCGCTTGCAGAGGGGGTCGCGTCTACTCTTCAGGGCGGCCTGAAGGGTGTCCCAGAGGGAGAGAGCGCACTTGCCCACCGGATGACCAATGCCGGCCTGGGGGCCGCTGGTGGGCTAGCTGGAAGGGCCTTAGGCGGGGTCTCGCCTACGGGGCAAGCTTCCGACTTGATGGCACGGGCGAAGGATCTTGACGTTCCCATGCGGCTAACGCCCGGACAAATGGGCGGCGACATCTGGCAGCGTAGCGAGCAAGGATTGGAAGCGCTTCCTATCATAGGGTCGACTATTCGCGCTCACCAGCGGATGGGGTTGCGCGATTGGAACCGGCTCCTACTCAATGAAGTCAGTCCGGACGGGAACATCGCTGATTACGGGGCGAAAGGATTGCGCGGCGTAAATCGGCAATTTAGCGAAGGCTATGATTCGGTAATCGCTGCAGCTCCAGACGTCTTACAACAAACGGAAACGGGCGCGGCAGCTCTTGCCACAGCTGTTGATACATTTCTTCCAAAGCTAAAGCCTGACGCCGCAACCGAATTTGCAAAACAAGCGAAACGTCTAGCAACCGAGCTGTCCAGTGGATCAATTCCCCGTGAAGCGTTCAAACAGACCAAAGGCGAATTTGACAGCATGGCGGAAGAGGCCTTCCGCAACGGCGGCGTACTCCTAGGGAAAGCGTACAAGGCTCTTTCCAATACTGTTAGCGCCGTGTTTAAAGAGCACCTACCACCGGATGTTGCTGCACGCCTAGACTTGCTCGACTCCAAATACGGCGAATTTCTACCTGTTGTTCGTGCGCAAGCATTGAAAGGCGCAACAAAGGAGGATTTAATTACTCCGAGCCAGCTCCTGAGCGCTATCCGTGCTGAAGACCCCTCGCTTAGAAAGAAAGGCTTCGCACTTCAGGAGCGCCCCTTGGAAGCAGAAACCCTGCAGGCTGAAGAGTCACTTGGCCGTGCAGTTCCAAACATGGGGCCTGGCACCGCAGAAAAGCTTTTCACTGGTGGTGCTTTATATTCCGCTGCGATGGATCCTGGAACGGCGCTGCCTATTGGTGGGGGTTTGGTGGGCGCATCTGGATTGATGACCGCCGCGGCTCCTGTCCTACGAGGGTCACTCCCTGGGCAACGAGCATTCCGCGAAGCGGCAAACTATGTGCCTGGGGTAACATCCCAGCTTGGCGAGGCTGGATTGGGATATCCTTATGGAGAGCGCTCATCTTTAACCGATGAGCTGAGGAGCCTTACCCCTGCTAGGCAGGCTAAAATCCTATCGCGGCTACTGGGACGATAGGGGAGTCAGTAATGACCGCATACGAAGCAATGGTCGAATTAGAGCGCAAGCGAGCGGAGCTTGATCACGCCCGCCGCGCACAGACGCCTGGCGCTCCGGAGTACGCGACTGGGGCAATCAACGAGCTTTGGCCCACGCCTGCGCATTTTGTCTCCCAGCTTGGCATTCCCGGAGCGTCAGATGTTGCCGAGTACCAGGCGGCGCGTAGCGAGGGCCTAGGTGTTCTGCCTGCGCTGGGACTTGCCGCGCTACCCTTTGGTATCGGCTACGGCGTGAAGGGCGCTCTGAAGGCCGCAGAGCCCATGCTACGTGGTGGGCCTGAGCTTCCGGGCATCAATCCGGAGATGGCCGCGTTACAAGCTGCACTGGGCGGCGATCCTGCCACGCAGACCAGCGCGCTGATGGGGGTGAAGCGCATACCTAAGCTATATCACAGCGCCCGTGGTGGGCCTGAAGCTATCGAGAGCATTAAGGAGAAAGGATTCACACGCGGGGTGAGTGCTGAAATAAAAACGCCTGGGACATCCTTATCTGAAGATCCCTACATGAGCGTTAAGTATTTTGCCCCCGGCTCTGCGGACCAGTTTTTTCCCGCAGACACACGTTCACACGAGGACCGCTATTCCACGGTAGCCGTCGAGCCGAAGGGGTTGCGGGCGCAGGATGTACACAACCTACCGCCGTCTGCCTATTTATCAGGCGACCTACCGAAAGACCCACAAGCTTTCTACCGCAAGCCAGGGGCTTTCTACCATGAGGCTGAGACATTCGCCCGCCGCGAGCCCGGAACGCTGGAGCACACGCCGCCGCCGCCGCCTGATGTTAGCGTTCGTGACTTAACTGCGGAAGAATGGGCCAGGGTGAAAGGGACACAGCGTGCCAACCGACAGTTTGAAGGCGGCGCCAATAGCATCTTTGCTGCGGCGGCTGAGCTTCGCAGATTCGGCAATCTTCCGGGCAAGGCGGTAGTTGTTGATATGGCCGAGGGGCTAAGAAAGCTTCGCGGCGATAAGGCGACTTTTTCCCGAGCTATGGATAGAGTCGCCGCTGGTCTTCGCTCCCTTGATATTTATGGCGATGACCCAGGGCAAGCGATACTACATCAAGTCTATGGTAAGACGAAAACCAGGACGATGCGAGCGGCAGCTTTCAAAATGGGAACCCTCATGGAGGCGATGAATAGCCGGGGTCTCGCTCCCGACGCGGTCGACAACAGCTACCGTCAATATATCGGCTTCCGTAACTACCTTTATGATGAGCTGCAAGCGGGGGCTGCTACAGGACGGAAGCCAAAGATGGTTGCGCCAGGGCGCTTGCCGTAACAAGCCTTCCCAGGATGGGCGGGGAGCCAATAACGGCTCCCCCTGGGAAGGCTTAGTAGTTCTGGTTCCTGATAGCCCGAATCAACTCCCGATGCCGGCGTTCGGTATCCTTCCGGTTCCGCTCAATCTGGTTCCGTTCGCGGGCTTGGGCTTGGTCTTGCTCGACAAGATGTCCGAGGGAGAACTGGTTGCGCTGTTGTGGGCTGATACCACCAGCCCAATTAGCGTCATAGCCAGACCCGTAATAAACCGGTGCCGCCACGGACGGCAGTGATGCGAACGCGGCGATCAGCGCGGCGATAACAAGTGCTTTGTTTGTCTTCATGGTCTAATCCTCTAGTCAGGGTTGTTGGTGTTTAGCAGTTTTCCTGCAGGTGGCAGGTGTCGCACCCGTAGCGCGTGCGCTCCTTTGGCCCGAGTAGACGCTGGCTTCCGAAGCACGAGTAGACTTTCGTGGTCTTCGGCCACAGACGCTCAAGCAGGCTCTTTATCAGCTTCATGACAGCGCCGCCACTGCGCCGACCAGTAAGTAGATCGGGGCAAAGAGCACTGCGCAGATTGTCGCTACCGTCGCCGTCGCACAGAGCGCCCCACAGGGCTGTGATGCCTTCCGCGGCTTCTCCAGGTAGTCCAGTGGCGGGCGGCTCCGAAGCTTGGCGGTGACGGTTGGGCGGAGCCTGGTGCCGTTGCCATGGAGGATTCGTGATTTTGTATAGTCAGTCATGATTATTTTCTTGGTCCTCTCTATGGAATCGGCATTGGTATGTTCCGAGCGGCAGCTTTCGCAGGACGGCCAGGAGCTTCTTCAGCATTTCCGCCTCCTCGTTGGAGATCCATGCGCGAAAATCCGTTTTTCCTGCCGCGCGCTGGCGTTTCTTGAATTCCCTTTGACGCTGCGCCCCGTCCTTGGGGCTGGTGTTGTCTGCTTTCATACCCATTGTGTTATTGACTCCGGTTTGATGGCTTCCCTCACCGATCTGTCCATTTGTCGTCTTCTTTTACGCTCAGAACTGCCCCGTTCTCCGCCTCAATTTTCAGAACCGTCCTCCGGAACATCTGGTTCCGAGATGCGGCGCGTTTTGCCGCACTAAGGTTTTTGGCTTCGATGGACTGTCCGTCTCGGTGGCTTCGTGCGCTCGGTATTTCGCGGATAATGTAGGTTGACATCGCGTCGCTGCTCCGGTTGGTTACTTGCGTTGCGCCCCGTCCTTGGGGCTTTTTGTTTTTCCTAATTTATGCCGCTGCTGTTTTTGCCATGTTGTAGAGCGGGTGGCATGGGAGCAATCGGACGGTATCGCTTTCAAAGTAGTCCGTCATGATGTCGCTTCCATTTTCCACTTTCAGCGCGTTAACCATCTCGGCGGGGAATGCGCTCTTTTTGGGCTGGATTTTGATCAATTCGGGGTTGACACCTTCAATCCATGGCCCTGTCATGACCCGGATTCCGCAGCGCTTTTTGTTGATTGTCAAAGTTGCCCTTTGGCCTTTTCCGCTGATCTTCATTTGGTTTGCTCCGGTTGGTGTTTCTCTTAACTTGCGCGCATTTCATCTGTTACGGCGACCACATTATTTACCGCGATCCATTCGTGGTCCCCTTCTGTCAGGGGTGCGCCGTCGCAATCCAGAAAACTGGACTCCCCGCCGGATTCTGCGACTCCGTAAACATCCGAGGCGAATTGGTAGCTGGTCCCGTCATCTTCTCCGTTCAGCTCAAACCAGTATGTGGTACTCTCGTTTGCCCAATTATTGTCTTTGCTCATATAGGTTGCGGTGGTCATCTGGCTTGCTCCGGTTGGTGTTTCTCTTAACTTGGATACTATTATACAGTGTTACGCGTAACAGTCAAGCTTTATCTTGCCTCCAAGCTCCGGTTGTTCCACAAGTCCATTGCCATTGCTAGCGTGATTTCCACTTGCCGATTATCTTTCGGTTGCGGCGAGGGGCCAAAAACCCCGCATTGCAGGCATTCTGCATACGGCTCGATTCGGTTCGGTTCGCGTAGCCGATTACTGGCGCAAAACGGGCAAGGTTTGAGTTTCATTGCTAGCTTGCCATCGCCACCATTTCCCTCAGCTCCTTCGTCTGATCGTCCGGCAGGGCTGCTTCGGCGATCAAGTCGCTAAGCACGCCTAACGCCTCCTCGTCGGCGGCTGCGCGGATTTCATCGGCGAATTCAGCGAAGGACTTAGGCTCTGGCGTAGATGCCACCGACTCCGGCTCGATGACTTCCTCGTGGCTCCCCCGGCGCTTGCGGAATCTACCCGCTTGGGTGACGGACGGTCGGTCGTTTTCATAGCTCCAGCCGTGCTGCTGAGCGTCGAATTCAGAGCCGTCAACATCGCGCCAGGTCTCGGAATGTCCGCTCCCATTCCATCTGGGCCACTCGCTATTCTCTTTGGCGTCCTCCGCCGGCTCCTGCGCGTCTTGCTCATGGGAGGGTCGGCTGTCCGCCTCTCCGAGGGCCTTGGCCTTGGTCATGATCGAGGCCGCGCCCCGGGAGGGTGCTTCCTGCTCGATGACGGTGGCATTTTCATAGATAAAATGGGCGTCATCCTCGTCGCTGATACCCGAGAACCCAAAGGCGTAGCGGATTCCTTCCTTCGCAGTCTTGTGGCGTAGCATTCTCCTGGTGTGCTGCTTCCACGGCTCGGTGGCTCGGAAGCACTCTTCTAGATATTCCGTGATCACAATCGGGTGTGATCGGTCTTTGCGATAGATTGTGCAGGTGCACGACTCAAGCTTTCCGTCCGAGTCGTTACCGTACTCGAAACTCATTCCATCAAATTCCGGGCGTCTTTGGGCGAGATTCAGAAAGCCGTCGATTCCGACCGTGGGGGTAATGCCACCACCTCGTCCAGGAAAGGCGTGGATCTCCCGAGTAATCGGGTTCAACTGGTATTGCTCCGCTACCATCAGGAATGCGGCGAGTTGTTCATTAGTCGACTTCCCGCCGGGCATCACAGTCGCCTTGATGGTATCGGCAAAGGCTGTGGGTTCCATGTCGAAACGATTGGCCATCTTCGCCAGCAGGGACTTTTTTGCCGGGACTTGCTGTAAATCTTTGACTTCGTTACTCATCGTCTTGATTCCTCGTTGTGGTTGGATTGCCGCGCGCTTTGATCAGTGTGGCCCATTGCTCCTGGCACCGGTGGCAGGTCACATTGTCGATCACGGACGTCAATCGAAGCCCTGCGTCGGCGCGGTCGTGCTCGCCGCAGAGGGTGATTGTTCCTGAGCCGCTCGGACTGAGCAAGTGCACTACCATTTTCGTCTCCTACAGGTCTTGAAAGAGATGGCGGTTACTTTTACCGCCAAGCCAGCTCGCCACACATTTCTGCGGTATCTCCGCGCCAGCCCAGTTGTCCGTACAAGGAAACTGCGGCAGCGTTACCTGACTACCAGGCCACCCGTTCACTCAGGGGCGAGCGCCCCACGCCAGTTCTTGAAATAGGTACTTGCTGGCTTTCTTCGCTTCCTCGGTCATGCACATTCTCTGACAGCGACATAGTACGATATTACCGCAATCCGGCAGGAATGCAAGTAATTTTATACCAGATCCTTACCATGATTCGGATGAAATGAGTATTTCAGATTAGCGGCCTTGCGGGCGGCGATGGCGTCTTCGATGTCGGCAAAGCAGCCTAGGTGGAGGAGCTTCCCATGGACTTGAATACTAGCCTGCCATTTTTTGCGGCGCTTAACCCAGTAAACTCCTGTATAACCGCTTGAATTGTCACGGCGCTTCGGGCAGTTCTGGTTCTGGGTAGTGTCGTCTATGCCGTCACGCAGGTTGGCCCAAGAATTATTCGTTTTATCGTGGTCGACGTGGTCAACTTCTTGTTCCGGCCAGCGACCCAGCACCCAAAAAAAAACTAATCGGTGAGCTTTGCAGCGGTGGTTGTCGATACAGATCCTGATATAGTCGCCGCCTTTGTTGCAACCAGCGACCGAACCCACGCGAGCATGACCTCGATTTACTTTCCAGGTAAAAATTCCGGTTTCCGGATCATAGTCCAGCAGTTCTCTGACGCGGGAGGCTGTGATAGGATGTGAATCAGACATGACACTATACCGCCCACCGAGGGAGGCTTAGCGGTTCAATGACATAACAACCCTCATTCCAATCGTAGCCGTACCCCGGCCAGATCCCCGCCGCTTCGCACTTTGCCCAGATGCTCAATGCGTGTCTGATCGCCACCTCGCCCTTCTGTAGGTCGTGCTGCGACAGCTCATAGAACGCTGAATCATAAGGCGGTGAGCTTTCCACCACGGCGTGCACAAAGGCTGGCGGTGGCTTCCCGGTAATCAGGGAATGCAGGTGCGCATACAGCCACGCCTGGAGATGATAGGAATACCTAGCCGCCGACTTGGCGAATTCAGCCGGCGCAGCTGAAGCGGCAGTTTTTAGATCGACAATGACGTTTTGCCCGTCAGGCAGCCAGTCGGCGCGTCCACGGCATAGAACCCCACTGACCGGGTCCACCGCCATCATGGTGACCTCCGCCCTGCCCGCACCGAAGATGGCCTCTCCGATTCTTCCCTTACCCGTAAGCACGCTGTCTCTCATGGCTTGCGCTGCGTCATAATCGGCCTGAGAGCAAATCAGCTTCCCAGCGTTCTCTTTCTCCCACTCGGCGAATGCCGCCTTTCCTGCCTTGGTCCGCCGGTTGATTTTTTCGGGTTCCACGGCGACGTGGTCATCGACAAGTTCGGGCTGTAAGACAAGCAGGTGTACCAGCGAGCCTAGCGCTTTCGCCGCGCTAGGCTCGTTCTGCGCTTCCCGCATATGCTTGGGGCTGGTCTGCAGAAGCGCCTTTAGCGCCGTGGACGAAGCCCCCGGCAGCTCAAAATACTGGGCTTCCGGGACTCCCTCTACGAAGCACGGTGTGCGCTGGTCACTGATGATGTTCATGACAGCAGCGCGTTTAAAACAGCTAGGACCCAGAAGGTCCCGCAACCCAGGACGATAGTTAGAGCCAGATAAAACAGAGAGCCTATAAACTCTGCCAGCCCACTAATCGGGGGTCTTGGGTGCATCCCAGTCGCCTGGTAATCTCTAATTATTGCTTTGCTCATGACGGATCAGCCTCCTCATATTTGACGATGCAGTAGATCGCGAGGCTGTAAGCGTCGGATAGCTGGCGCAGCGCCTTCCGGGCCTCGGCAGGGCGCAGATCGTCCGTGCGGCTAAAGAGTTCTGCTACGGTGCAGCTAAGCATGAGTTCCTCCTGCTCGTCGCATGCCATCTCCAGGCGCTGATGTTCATCCACCTCGCGCTGATACTCGGCGAGTCCGGGGTGATCTGGTAATTTATTCATTTGACGCCTCATGTGGTAGGTCGGCGCTGCCGTAGCCGCTGCCGCTGCCGTAGCCTCTGCCGCTGCCGTTGCCGCTGCCGTTGCCGATGCCGTAGCCGTAGCCGTAGCCGCTGCCGTAGCCGTCGCCATCGTAGCCGCCGCTGCCGTCGCCGCTGCCGTAGCCGCTGCCATCGTAGCCGCCGCTGCCGCCGTAGCCGTAGCTGCCGCTGCCGGCGCTGCCGCCGCTGCCGTAGCCG